AAGGCAGTGTCTTCCTCTCCAACGTGGATGTCTCCGAGGACTGGCTTGCTGCCATGGACATGAGCGCATCAGAAGCCTTGCAGATAGGTCGTGGCAAGACACGGGGCTGGGAGACTGCCGCCGAGCGGATGCAGTACCAGATAGATCAGGGCATAGACGTTAGCAAGCGGTTCAAGCCAGAGACTGATATCCGCAAGTTGATGGGCGCCATGGACGAGTGGAGAACGAAGGTGGCTGGCACTGAGGTCTTCAAGCAAGGCGTGGGAGGCCGCACCCGGATACAGATGATGGACCTGTTGCACCCTAACTTGGTCAAGGCTAAGAACACGACTGCTGGCAGGATAGCGGCCCTTAAAGTACGGGTTAACACGGCCATAAGCCAAGGGCGCGTCCTTACTCGCGATGTGCAGCGTGTCAAGAACCAATATCAGAACGCCCAGGATAGGGCTAACAACCTCTCTGTGCGTATCGATGCCTTGGGCGAGGAATGGGGGCCAGAACTCTCCTATCTCTCTGGGCAGGTAAGGGAACTGCTCCAAAGGGCAAGAGATGCGACAAACCGGGGCATCCTCTTAGAAGACCGCATCCTCGCCCGTGGGACTAGGATAAAGTCTTTGCTCACCGAGATTAGCGAATTGACCCCGGAGTTGGAGAAGTTAAGGCGCCGCTATGAGGCGGCACCGCTAACAGGGTACGAGTTTGTTCAGGAAGGCATCTTCCGCTATTTCCCAGTCGAGGACGCAAAGTCCATCAGGGAGTTGCGCCAAACTAATGCTGGTCCCATCGCGAGGTTGCTGGAAGAGATAAGAGGCACAGCTTTCGCTGGGGACTTCTCGCCCTTGTTGGGCATCCAAATCCCCTTGGGAGCGTTGTTCGACCCAGCCTTAGCCGTCAAAAATCTAATCGGTGCTGGAAAGGCGACTGCAAAGTCTAGGGACTTACTCCATATCTTCCGCCAACAGACCATGGCCGACGTAGTAGCTATGGACCCGCAAGGGTGGGCGGACTGGTCAGCCTTTAGCGGCATCCCCGTGGGGATGGGCGTCCAGCCAGAGTTTACAGGAGGTCTGCTTCGGAAAATCCCAGGCTTTACTAGGGCTAACGAGGCCATGTACGCCATCGTCATGCGCCAGAGTAAGGCTCTCTATGACCAGACGCTTGCTATCATGGCCCAGTCTGGCTACACGGGTGCGGCACTCAAGGCCGTAGCGGCGGACATGTCCACCAAAGCCTACCCGATGTGGAACCCCCGGCGGTTGGGACTCTCTCCAGCCCGTGCGGCTGCACTGCGCTCCATACCCACCTCTATATCCTTTATGACCCGGCCAGCGGCACTCTTGGCTGAGGCCACTACAGGCTTCGCCAAACTAGCAACGAGCGCAGTTGGGCTGCGGGGGAAGAAATTGCCCGTGCTGGGATGGGAATTCCAAGCTCTAACCCCGCAAGAGATGCTTGCGACCCGGTTGGTATTGAACCTGACAGCGTCTTGGATGGGCCTAGCCCTCACCAGTGCCGTGGTAACTGCCTTGGCACGGAATGAAGACCCTTGGAAGGCGGCGGAAGATGCCGTGAGGCCCGGTTCTGGCAAGTTTGGGGCCATCATCGTCGGCAATAGGCGGATACCCTTGGGTGGGCCTTTCCGAGGAATGATCCAAGCCATGACGCCGAGAGAGGTTGATTGGAGTCCAGTGCCAGTCCCCTTCGCGGGTCTGCCCAATTACTTCAGGAACCGCCTGAACCCAGGCGTGAGTACAGCGTGGGATTTGATAGACGGACGGGACTTCTACGGCGGCGATATTTACAAGGGGGCTGGCCCCATGCAGGTACTCCGGGGCTTCATGTACGGCATGGAAGGGGTATTGCCCCTGACAGCCGGTGCGCTTGTGAGCGGGATACGCAGAGGACTGGACCCAGCAGAGATAGCCGAAGAGGCTGGAGGTCAGTTCGCTGGCTCCAACTTGGGCAGGGAAAGTGTCTACCAAGCTAGGGACAACAATGTCTACCGCTGGGCCACGGAGAGGGGTTACGTCACCCTAGCAACCATGGGAGATGGTACGAAACCCGGCCAGACGCCTCGGTCATACTGGGAACTGCAATCCGGCCACCAGAAGATATACGACCAACTCTTCCCCGAAGAGGTCGAGAGCATCAAGTCTGAGACGAAGCGGAGGGCAGACCAAGGGATTGACTCTGCCCAGCGCACCCAGCGGTCAGAAGACCTGAAAGAAGAGTACAAGGAGTACCAAGAGAAGGACGATGCGGGTCTTCGTCGTTACTGGGCGGGGGACCTCGGCGGCATGAATGCGGAAAGTTGGAGAGAGTCTCGTAGGCGCCGTGGAGATGAACTGAGGGGCAGGCGCGAGGAGTTGTACGTTGGCGTTGACACCAAAGACCCCAAGACCATCATAGACTTCTACTTCGCCAAGATGGATGAACTCGCTGTCAAGCACAATGCCCGAATGACACCGGAAGCATGGGAGGAATTGGATATATGGTCATCCCAGCAGTCAGATGATGACCAGATAGCCATCGAGGAGAACACCCGGCTCACCGGCATGACAGCCGTGGTACAGCAATACTACGATGACTTGAAAGCTTTGCAACCCTATTGGGATATCGAAGATGACATGCTGGCAAGCCTAGCAACAGCATGGCAGATGCGCTGGGCGGACTACAGGGCGGCAGACAGGCCGCTCCAAGCTATGATGCAGTCCTCCGTGAAGCCCATTCAAGACCGGCTCAGTCTGCTCCACCGGCAGTACCGCATGACACACCCCGATATTGATAAGAAGCTGACCCGGTGGGGATATAGCGGTAAACCTAAGACACCTGAAGCGAGGCAAGGACTCCTCAACCAGATGTTCGGCTCTCCAGCCCAAGGACAACCACCACAAGGTCCTGCGGCCCCTCGTGGCCGTGTGCCTTTGCCAAGGACTGCCGGTGCTGCGCCAGCCGTAGCAGCGCCAGGTGCCAGTAGGTTCGCCGGACTGGGTGACCCCGCTAGGCTGAGACAACTGGTAGAGACAGGCCGTTAATTTGACTTTTTTTAAAACTTCGTGCAATATTTAGCCAGAACGCATGTTCGTGTGCGTAATCAGGCATGACAACCCTCGATACAGAGGTATCTCATGACGCAACAAGAGAACCCAGAACTGGAAGCGGCAGCACCGGAAGAACAACCAGAAGCCACAGAGGCTCCTGATTGGCAGGCCCGTGCTGAGGCCGCAGAGACAAGAGCAAGCAAAGCAGAGAACGACCTGAACTCACAGCGGGGCAGGGGCCGTCAGACAGACCAGTGGCAGAATCAACTCACCAACATAGGGGATAGGATAGGCGCGATAGAACAGAGCAATCACGCCATGATACGGGCCTTCTCCAGCGGTGATACCGATACCCTGCCAAATGAACTGTCTACTATCCAAGCCCAATCAGCTCAGACATCGGCCAACCGAGCATATGAGACTCGCTACGCCGCTCTGTCAGAGGAACTCCGGGCGGCTGTGCAGGACGGTGAGGGCAACCCGATACTGGACCTTCATCAGGCTCCCGAGCTTGAGACGGTACGCCAGCAGTGGGTGAACGCTCACAAGACAAAAGATATCGCTAGTCTAGCCTCGTTAATCGCTCAGACGCACCGGACAGTGCGCGAGGCCGAAAGAAATAACGGGAGCAGTTCGGAGCATAAGATTCGCAGTGAAGAGCGGAACGCTGCTCAAGAACGCATGGTAGATGCTGGCATATACGACCTAGATACTGGTCCAACTGGCGGCGGTGGCACAGGCCAAGATGACATGACTTGGTACTCCAAGACATACGCTCATATGGACAGCCCTACGCCTGCGGACCACAACCGGGCAATCAAGATAGGGAAACAACTAAAACAAGGTAGGTAAATAATATGGCTGCTGGCGACACTATCACACAGTCACTAGCTGACAGCCTTGATACCGTAGCGGCTTCCGCAAGGTCAGTCCGCGAGTATGAAGGCGTCATGCCCAACTTGGTAGACAAGGTTACCCTTGATGAAGGGTCTGGTACGGCTTGGCGTGAGATTTCGATGGCCCAACTCAATGCCCAGACCATCACCGAGACTACCACGCTAGACAACCCCCAACAGATGTCCGATACGGCCATCAGCATCACCCCAACCGTCACCGGCATTCAGACCTTGGTGACTGACCGGGTAGCTGCCCGTATCAATTCACGGTCTTACGCCCAACTGGGCAGTCTGGCGCAAAACGCCATCCAGCGTAAGAAGGATGAAGACGGCATCACCGTCCTTGACGGCGCGACCACTTCCCTTTCCGGCGCCGGTACTACCCTCGCTTCGGGGGTTATCGCTTCTGCTTCATACCGAATCAGCAGCAACTCCACCGAGCCTGGGAACCCGCCTTACCGCGCAGTCCTCCACGGCTTCCAGATAAAAGACCTTTATGACGAACTTACCGCCCATGTAGGGACTGCTGCTGGCGGCGAGACTACTTCGGGCCTGACCGCTCGTGTCTTCGAGGAAGGCTTCCGGGGCAGGATCAACAACGTGGAAGTCTATGAGGATGGCAACATCAGCATCGACAGTTCCGATGACGCCAAGGGCGGCGTCTTCGCACAGGAAGCCATCGTGCTGGTGCAGGGGCGCTCCCCTCGTACCGCTACGGTGCGCCGGGAAGACATAGGTGGCGGGGCCACTGTGGTCTACCTGTACGACGAATACGCCTATGGGGAACGCTCCGCAGGCAACTGGCTGTTTGAAGTTTATTCGGATGCTACGGCCCCGACCTCTTAGTGAACCTGCGGCGGACTATATGGTCCGAGGCGCATGGCCCCATCCCCAAAGGGTGGGTGGTTCACAATCTGAATGGACAGCCTGGGGATGTGCGGCTGGAAAACCTTGCCGCTGTTCCGAGGGATAGCATCTTCTTGGCAGTGGCACCCTACAGGGTGCGAATACGACATTTAGAGCTACAGCTCAAACAAGCAGGTGATTCTAATGGTTCAATCCGGTGATAGCAGACTAGTAATAAACGAGGACTTCCTTGGTGGGACCGAGGTTGCCGTCGCATCCACGACTGCGCCCCCCATCAACTGGCCCCCGTTTCTGACCTTTGTTGGTCAGGGGATTGCCGATACTGACTCTGGGGCCGTCATGCTTGATTCTGATGGTATGAACGGCGTGGTACAACTAACCACTACCAACGAAGACGTTCACTGCGCTGGTTTCCAGACTCCCGTCATGTTCGATGTGGCCCTAAACGGCACCATCGTCATGGAAGTCCGGTGCCGCCAAGCAGCCCTTAATACCGGAGAGGTCTTCATTGGGTTCTCCGATGTGGCGACTGACCTGGCTATCATCGAAGGCGCGATTTGTCACGGCGATACTACTACCCTGACGCTGACCGCTTCCGATATCGTTGGTTTTCTGATGGCGTCGGACCTCTCCGATAATAGTGACTGGCACGGTGTCTACAACGGCGGCACTACTACCGGCGAGACTACTTCCACATCAGTGGACTTCGACGCTGGCGCCACGGCTGGTGAATATCAAGTCCTGCGTCTGGAACTCTTCCCCAACGGCACCGTCGAATGGTGGGTTGATGGCGTTCTAGAGCAGACCGTTACGGGTGCGGTGTCTACTTCCGTAGACCTGTGCATGAACGTCTTGGTCGAGTCCAAGACCACTGCGGTAAAGACCTTGGATGTTGATTACATCAGGGTATGGGCCAACCGCGACTGGACAGTCTAGGCATAACTAAAGGTGACTACTCGTAGAGGGTTTCGCTACGATAGCGGTAGTTCCCGGCTAGAGATAACCGTGGACGGGACTGTCGTAGCGAGGCTTAACAACGTATCGCCAAGTTTATCTATCGTGAATGGGTTGACAGTGGATGGGACGGTGACGCTTAACGACAGCGCCCAGTGGACGGCCAATGCCTCGGGTACTGTCACGATATCCAACGTAGCCCCTTCTGGTGTTAGCACTGCTACCATCACCAAGTGGCTCACGGTCACAGACAACAGCGGCGTAGTCATGTACATCCCTGCATGGACATAGCATGAGCAAACTCATTGCGGCTGCAATAGAGGTCCACTTGGATGAACCTGCCTTCAACTTGACGGAGGTCAACCTGCAATCCCCTGATAATAAAGGGTGGCGCAGGTTTCAGATAATCTCCGTCTTGCGTGGGGACAGACTGGCTGAGTACCGAGAGGACTTAGGGCCGAGGGACGATTTCACCGCTGACCCCTTCCGCATCCCTGGCGGTGTCTGGGACGCAAGCATCCACCGCATCGAAGTCGTACACAGCGTGGGCGAACTACGGGAGATTGCCGAAGCTGTCCGCCTTGGCCCCACCATCAGACCCGACATACCTTCTCGGGACTTGGTTGGGGAATTTCACGACCACATGGCTAAACTGGTAACAGTGGCTAAGGAGCAAGGGTTATGACAACGGATAATAGGCCGGTTGCGGAGTTGATTGCGGAAGCGGAAGCTGCGCCTGAGCCGGGGAATTTTGACCGCCGCCGGGTGATCCACTCCATGTCTGATGAGTTCCCGGTTGATGTCACGGTGGCGTCTTTGGAATCATCCGGCTATGTCTATATCTACGATACAGAGACTGCGGAGCGTTCCATCACCAGCCAAGACAGGCTGACGCAAAAGTTGCAACAACTGCGGCCTAACAAGGCCCGTTATTTCACGACGGTCAAGCCTGACTTTGTACCTCACCGAGGCACTCTCAAGTGCCTACTTCATCCTGATGACCCAAATAGGAGACTTTATGCTAGTTGGGGTTTTGCGGAATGTACTAAGGCCAATCTTACGACTGAGTTCCAAGTCACGCGACACGTCCAAGTCCGACACCGAATGGAATGGCAAACCATCGAAGCCGAGCGAGAGCGTGCCGAGCGCGAAGAAGAACGAAACTTCCAACGCCAGCTCCTCGCAAGCTTCTCAGGGCAGGCGCCGCAAACCCAAGCCAGTGACACCGCTGACACCGCCGACGATTACACCGACTGCGGATGCGGAGAAGCCATCCGGTCCCGTTATTTAGCCCAGCACCGTAAAAGCAAGAAGCACCAGCGATGGGAGAAACGACATGGCTCACAACACGGTTGATACAACTATCCTGACCTCTGATGGTCAGGTGAGCAGCGTACCGGGCAAGGTCTACTGGGTGCTTGTCTCCGCTGCTGGCACGGGCGGGGCTTGGCAACTTAATGACAGCACCGACGATGGCGGCACAGACCTAGTAAGCGGTGTGGCCCCCGCGAGTAGCATGACGTTCCTTCGTTTCGGTTCCGAGAACGAGGGAGCTTTGGTTTTTGGGACAGCCATATACGCTGACATTCCCGGCACCAATGTCACATTGACGGTGGGGTATCACTGATGGCTAACGAGTTCAAGCACAAGGACCCAGGCAGTGAACTAACCCAAGCCGAGTTTATCGCCTCGGACGGCACGGGTCACATCTTTGCGTGCCAAGCCACGGGCGACATCCTGTACGCCTCGTCTGCCACCGTGTTGAAGAACTTGGGCAAGCAAGCTGCTGGCACTATCTTGAATATGGGTGGCTCCTGCATCCCCGCTTGGACTGCTACACCGACCATCGCTTCTACCAGTTGGTGCAATGCGACCCACGCCCACGCTGCTAGCAACAGCGGCGGCACGGTCTGCGCCAATGTGCTGGCCGGAACTACGCTGAAGTCCTGCGTGGTTTCCTCGTCATTAACGAGCGTCGGCACCTTGACTGCGCTCACAGTGGACGATGTAGCCGTAAACGGCAAGGTTGTCACCATGACTGGCTCCGCTTGCGACACGATAGTGATGACTGCCGCAGCCAACGGTGCCTTCTCCCTCGTTACTACCGATACTGCCGCTGCTGCTGCGAACATCACAAT